CAAGGTGCAACATTAGGTTGGTCGTATGAATTTTGTACCCAAAGAATATTAATTTTATCTTTGGATAATGGTTCTTTTTCAGGGACAGAGGTTGTGATCTGACATTTATTTAGTAAATTATTATCTACGTATTTATACAATTGATTGTACTGTAACTCCGTACCGCCGATAGGTTGCATAAATTAATTGGCTGCTGGTTTTGTAGTAACTGAAGCAACTGTTATTTGTAAATCTTGTTGAAAATCTTCTGCAGTAGTATCTGTATTTGGATTAGCTACATCTGCATCAAACTCAGCTTTATCTTTATACACTTTTTGAGTTCTTTTATTTTTAACAATTTCTTTTGCAATTGCTGGTATTTTAATTATTTCCATTATTTCTCCTAATGTAAGTTCTGTTTCTTTTTACACCAAGTTCTCCTTTAAAGAAAGTGTTAAAGGCTAAACTTTTTCTTGTATTAATGTCTACTGTTTCTTTAACATAATGAGATAAAGAAGACATAAACAATACTAAACTATCTTGTTTTACTTCAACTGTCCACTCTGGAGAATTAAATATATTGTAGTTTTTTGGAACAAAATCGTACTGAGATTTAAATGGATTTTGAAAAGAAATAGAATCAGTACTAGAAACATTGTAATAATACACTCCAGAAATAATAGAATTAGGATGATAATGAGCGTGATGAGAGCCACCCTGATTAGTAAAATTTAACCAAGATTCGGTTATATATAAATCAACATCAGAAGAAAGTATTTTATTTTTAAATTCATTTAAGCTATTTAAAAATCTTTGTTTAAGAGGATCACATATTATGTTATCTAAAACAATGTCATTTTCAGACGTTTTATTATTAACATTGTCTACATAATTTATTTCTTCTTTAATAAATAAATCATGAATAGAAGATTCTAATTTTGGATAGTTAAATACAACTACGGGATGAGAAAATATTCCTAATATTTCCATTAGTAACCCCAACTTATAAATGAATATCTTGTTCCTTCAATTACTTTTTTAACTTCGTGTGGATACAAAAAACAACTAGGAAAAATTAATATATCTCCCGCAATAGGTTCTATTTTTCTATCTACAATATAAAACTCTCCTCCCTTGTAATCATCATTTAGTAATCCTAAAATAGATAAAACTGGTATTCCTTTTTTATTTCCATCAAATAAATCTCTAATATGATCATAGTGTCTATTCATTTTTTCTTCTACGCCATATTTATTAAAACGAATATTACTTCTTTCGAATATTAAATTTTTAAATTCTTGTTGATATAAAGATAAAGCTAAATCAATAAAATGATTTAAATCATTCACTACTTCACTATTAAATAAAACAGAAAGATCATTTTTTAAATTGACATGTTTTTGTTGTTCATAATCAAGCCAACCATGCGGTTGCCACTCTTCTTTTTTTAATTTCTCAATAGAAGAAGTACAAACTTCTTTTGGTATAAGATTATATTTTCTAATGTAATAAGAAAGGTTATCCATTTAGATTATCCTATATCGGAAAACCCTGTCCTCGTCCACCCTTTTTTCTTCCTTTATGTTTCTTCGAATGTCTACCCGGTCTTTTCTTTCTTTTACTTTTAACAAAATTATTAACTCCAAAACCTTTTACTTTTTTAGCCATTTTGATCCGATCTATTTATTTCTAATATAGATACCATCCCTGATACTACGTTTGCAGCGTTAGCTTCAATTCTTAAAACATCATTTTCTTCTAATATTACAGGGCCTTTAGCCATATTTAAAGTTTCATTTGCACTAACACTATCATGAGCTATTTCATATTCCGTTGTTGCAGAATTATCATAAATATAAATTTGGACTTGAGTTGTTCCTGATTCATTTGTTAATTGAATGTTTTGAATAATTGCTCTTGAACCAGCAGGACAGGTAAAAACATCTGTCTTATCCGTTGTAGTTAAATTATAAAATGCGTTTCTATATATATTTGCCATATTAATTATTCGTCATTACAAACCAAGTTACTCTTTCTACTTCCTGTTTAAGTTCTTCTTGAAACGTATAGTTAAGTTGATTTTTTAATTGATCCAATGCCTGCAATTGCTGTTGTTGATTTGTAGAATCGTAAACAGGTGTAGGATCAGGTATTGTTACAGTTATTTTTGCCATTATCGTCTACCGTCTGGTTGTACATCTGCTCTAAAAGTTCCATATCTCCAAGTTTCTCCCGAAGATGTATTTGCGATTTTTAAACTTGCAGCTCTTCCTCTAGCTCTGGTATCTACTTTTTGTGTAGAACTATTAATGGAAAAAGGTCCTAAAGAGGATGAAGTAGCTGTATCAGAAGGATAATCTTTTAAATTAATAGTAATTTGTGCATTACCAGTAAGTCTTTTAAAATCAGGTATGAATCTTCTAACTTTAGTAAAAACTTCTCCGTCTCCACCTTGATGCAACATAAAATCTCCTGATTCTACATAAGCTAACACAGGAGTAATAGTTCCATTTTCATTTTGATCAGTTCCTGTTTCGTGTTCCCAAAAAGTGCTAGATCCATTTATATTAGATGCTCCTTGCGCAATAGGAAACGTATAAGTTCCTGTTGGATTGTAAGATGTCTTATAAGGTAAATCAAATAAATGAGCATCTTGTGCAGTTGTTCTAGCAACAGAACTTGTAAACCAACAATTTTCTTGTCTGTTAAATATGACTGATCTATTCACTACCGAAGAAGTTGCGGAAGGATAAAACCATGTTACTTCTCCATATAAACAATCCCCAGACGCATATACAAGTTTACCTGCATTATAGTTTAATCCAAGATCTCCTGGATTGTTTTGAGTAAATACAAAGTCCTCTACAGAACAATCTAAAGTTTTAACTGTGCCATCAAAATAATTAAAACCACCAGAATCGTCCATCCAATAAACAAGACCATCTTTGAACACAGCTGCGTTCGGACCAATACACCCACAGTTAGATCCTACTTTTCTAATACTAAATGTAAACGGAGCTCCTACGAACTGCATCGTATATGCTGCAGTATCTGTAATTACTAAAATATAATCTTTTGCTTGTACAGCAGCTCTAATTTCTGTTCCATCATCTAATCTAAATGTTCCAGCAGTGTTCACTGACGTAGGTGCATAAATTGAATAATCTTCTTGATCAGAAAATCTAATAAACATTTTATCTTGAGTGGTTGTAGATCCAATTGTAGTTTCAGTGCCTAAATGAAATAAATGTCGATCTTGGTCAGAAGTAATCGTAATCATTGTTTTTGTTGGTGCTCCTGACATAATAGTAGCTCTCGTAGTTAACGCTGCAGGAGTATTGTTTATAGGCTGCCAAATAAAAGTTCTGCCGTTGTAAATAGTTGCAATTAATATTTGACCAAAATTATCTAAAGACCAGTTTGCAGGATCTAATGCCACTGAAGAAGATAAAGAAGCTTCTCCCCATCCTGTAAATACTTCGATAGAAGTATTGTCTGAATGAGCAGCAGTAGAAGTTCCATTTACTCCTCTTGTAATACCAGTAAGCGTTGTTGAAGTAATACCTGTATAAGAAATAAGTTCATTATCTACTTTAATAACTCCCGCTGAAGGAAAACCTGTTGTATCATCAACATCGATAGTTGTACCAACTCCTCCTGTACCATTTGTATCGTTTAACAAAGCGCCATTCAGTAAAGTTGTAACTCCTGTAGATCCGCCATATCCTCCAGTTCCAAAACCATAACCATACGTTTGACCAATTTCTCCAGCTTTAATATATCTATTAATTGTACAAGATCCACTGGTACCGCTGTTAGATGCAGCACTTGCCATAGTGACTGTAAATTGATTACCACTTAATCTGTTAGTGACTTCATAAGTAACATCTTCAAAATCTCCAGCGGAGTACCCTGCTCCTGTTGGAGGAGTTACAGAAGTAAATGTAAATAAATCCCCTGCACTCATACTGTGTCCAGGTAAAGTTACGGTGACCGTTGTTGTTCCATTAGTAGTAAACGTCCCTCCAGATTGAGCTGCTTCTAATGGGGTAATATCATAAAAAGCTCCCTCATAATAAATGAATAATCCTCTATGAGTAGCTAAAGCAGCATAAATACGACCATCTAAATCTACCCAATGAAATTGTTGTCTAGTAACTCCTACTAAGGTATCTGTGGTAATCTTAGACCAACCTCCTACTTTTTCAGGTAATCCCGAACGAAACCTAACAAAGTCGCCGTCTACATATTGCCCCTCAGCTGCTGTATCGGTTATTTGTTTATTAAATCCTGGCCGTATATTAATTAAATTTAATGGCATAAAGTCATTATACTAGATAAAATTAACGACTAATAGTCTTCACCTTTTCTTAATTTTCTTATATTAAAGGCAATAATATATCTATCGTCTTGGAATATATGTTTTTTAACTTCATGGTCTAAAATAGGGTGAAACAGTACAAACTTACCTACTTTTTCTTGAACTGTTTTATTTATTTCTGGAAAGTGTGTTCCTGGTCCGTAGTCAGATAGATACAAAACTCCGCAGCATAGATTTGCTCCAAGATGGTCATGTTTTTCACAATAAGCTTCAGATCCTTTTCTGTACCAACCACCCCAAGCATCAAATACATTAAATTTTTTTATATTTAATTGTAAAAAAGATTCTTTAATTTCTTTTATAAAAGTATGAAAATCTTCATCACAAACAAAAGCATCCCAATGAGTCATCACTGCGTTTTTTAAAGAGTGATCAATATTTAAAGGATTTGTCTCAGTATAATGTTTTGTTTTTTTAATTAAATTATTAATAATTTCTTGATTAGAATATTGTCCTTCTAATAGAAAAACATCTTTAGTTATTTTAAAATTATGCATTTACTTTTCCATTAAAAGAATACGAAGCTATAATTCTAGGACTAAGTGCAATAGCTCTGTGATATACCCCTTCTTCAATATGTAAAAGATCTCCAGGACCAACTATTAATTTTTCATTTTCATTTAGAATGTACATGGTCTCACCATACAAACCTAATATTATAACATCATGGGGATCTACATGTTTTGCAGCTTTACCTGCTGTAACAAAATTTATATATAAATGAGTATCGGAATAAATTTTATTCTTATTAAATTCTTTATCTAACATTGTATTTAAATCTTTAAAAAATGTACTAGTATTACTTATACCCCTCATTACAAAAGTAGAGTCAAATATATAATTTGAATTTACTTTTCTAGCCATACTAAATTCGCTACTTTGTTCAACCAAATCTATAACTTTAACAAGTTCATTAAAATCAAACAATTTTTCAAATTTAAATTTATCCTTATAAAAATAATATTTCGGTGTTTTATCCATATATATAATTAAAATTAATAACTATTCTTCTTTCCGTATCTAACTGACTTACTGCTTTATGTTTAAGATTAGTATCAAATATAACAATTCTATTTGCAATACATTTTACCTGTTCTTCATTCTTTTCAAAAAGAGTATATCCATCACAAGTATTTAAATAAAAAATAGCTGTTTTGTATGTTTTGTTTGTTATCATTTCTTTATCTAAATCAGTATGAAATTCAGATTCATATCTATAATTCTTTTTTAACATTAGATTAGCTCTTGCTTTTATTAATAACTCCATATTTAATTGTTTAATGAATGGCATTACAATAACATTAAAAAGTACTGAATGTATTTGTTCCTTACTATAAAAGTTATGAGTAAAAAAATAAGAATCTTTTTCTGTCATATTTTCAATAAAAAACCAACTAAATTTATTTGAAAAAAACAACTGATGTATTTCTTTAAATTTGTTTTCATCTAAAAAATTATCTAATATTTGTAAATTCATTATATTCTAAAATATCAAAATTAAATGATATAATTGTTTTTCTTTCTTTTTCAGTATTTGTAGGAGCTCTGTGTACAAGATTAGAAGGAAATATAAGAAAATCACCCTCTGTAATTGTTTCAAGTGGAATTATTTTTTTTGTTTTTAAATCTAAAATTTCTGTTTTTATATCGTGAGGATATTCTAAATAATAAACGCCTGTATAATTACTTTTTGGATGAACATGCCATCTCATACTTGATCCTTGATGATATTGTTGAAACCAAAAATTATATACTTCAAAACTTTGACCATTAAAAGTTACACAAAACTGTTCTATAAATGGTTTTAATATTTCAAAAAAAAATAAATCTGCATAAGGTCTAGTAATTTTACTATCCACATTATAATCAGTTTTTGAAACTCCATTAAAGGATACATAAGGTGATGTATCAATTAAATTTAAAAGTTGTTTTTTAATTTCTAAATGTTTTTCTGATTTGCCTATAACGTAAATATTTGGTAAATGAAATATCTTCATTACTCCGTATCAATAGGTGTATTTTCGTTGGTTGATAAATTAACAACTTCTGGATCAAATTTTTTCTGCCATTCAATAACAGCTTTTACTAAATGATTACCGAAATGTCTTGATCCGATATCGGTTAAAATAATTTTTCCTAAAATAAAAAATTTAACTCTTTCTTTAAAAGTTAATACTAATTCTATCTTACCATTTTCTTTTTGTAAAAATATCATTTTAATTTTTGTTGTCCTATCATTGTTCTTTTATCTCCAGCAAATTCTGCATAAGGACCATGAGCATCCACATAATGTAAAAAAATTTGTGAATGCCAATCTCCTTTAAATTTTTTTCTAAAGTGAGTGACCTCACAGCCTTTGTAAATCACCGCTTCTCCTTTCTCTAATATAAACTCTTGTCCATCAGCATAAAATGGCCACGGCGTTCCATCAGAATCAACCATTACTGTTACGCTTATTTCACAAGACGGTCTATCTTGGTGAGGAAAAAGTTCTGCACCATATGCGTACAGTCTGTAATAACTATAAGTAGGTAATAAAATAATGTTTAATTCTTTTTCCATTCTTTCCCTTTTAGTAAGCAAAAAGGACTCTGTGAAAAAATCAGCATAGTATGAATTCTCAAAAGGAGAAATATTATCTTCAATAATTTCACCAAAACTCCATCTGTGTTTCATTTTTGAATAATGTGAAAATAGTTTAATTTCTTCTTCATTTAAAAAGTTATTTATTTTTTTAAATTTAAAATTTTTATCTAAGCTGCCCAACATACGATAGTATATCTCACTCCTTTCTTAACTGACTCTACTGCATGAGGAAATAAATGACTACTCGGCCAAACAATAAGTCTATTTTTCTTTGGCTCTATTTTTTTTAAAATTTCCGTATCAATTGTTCGAGGTCCTTTAAAGCATAAAGCACCTCCTTCATATTCATCGTTAACCATGTAAATCAAACTTAAAGTTCTAGGAATTTTAAAATGGTGGTCAGTATGAAATTTATAATGTCCTCCCACACCATAGCGCAAAGCAGAAATTTCTGTAATACTTCTAATGCTTATCTCATTATTAAATTCTTGATTGTACACTTGCGTTATTTTTTGAAAATACTGACCTAACAAATGAAAAAATTTTACATTTGTTAAACTATTAGATAGTTTATTAAAATTCATTGTTTCTGTACGTCTTATTTCTTTTGCTATTATATTTGTTTCACTTCCTATAACAGAGGCATCTTCAAATTCTTTTGTTATTTTTAACCACTCAAATAAATCATCGTTTATTATCTTTGGTAAAAAGTCATCGTAAACCTTTACCGCCTCTATTAAATCCATTTTTTTGTCTTGTGTTTAAATTTTCTATACCAATCTTGTATTTTTGTACTGTACCAATAATCATATTTCATGTCATCATGCATGGTATGTTGTTTTATATTCATTTTCCAATTATCTCTTTTAAAAGGAAACACTTGAGCATAAGGATCTCCTTTTTTTATTATAACCTCTTCCTCTTTACTTTTAATAATTATAGGAAAATTTACAACATGTTGTTCATCCGTATCTACGATACCTTGAATAATTTCAAATTTATCAGAAAATCTATTTAAAGGAGGCATGAATAAACAAGAGTATCCTTTTGGAGTATGTATATTAAAAGGGTTTATTATTTTAAAAAAATTTCTTTTTTGATTTTTATGTACTAATGGACATTTATCTCCACCTAGTTGTTCTTTTGGATGCATTTGAGATTTATTTGATGTATTTACATTTAAATGCATCATAGATGCTATTGTATTGTCGTTTCTAGCAACCCAACACAAATCATTTTCGTTATGTTCAGATGGTTTAGCTAAAAAAAATAAATCTTTAGGTGCTCGTAAAAGATAACCTGCACATAAAGCATCCCTAAAAGGTATACACTTTTTAATTGTAGGGGCTTTTTCTTTTTTCTCAAAATAAGGTTCTAAATTCTTATACCAATCAGGCAACAGTTTTACTGCTGGTATGGGTCTTATTATAGGATCATCTTCTAAGAAAAAATCACGAGCAGAAAAAGTAATTTCACATGTATCGAACATGTGGTTTAAATACCTTAATTTAAATTAATTGTAAAGGAGATTTAATATTCAGGCCTTTTTGAGTGAGATAATCATAAGCATTTGTAGCAACAATGTCGCTTTTATTATCTGTCCAAGTTTGTCCAGCTATATCAAATGATTGTATAGCATTTTTTGTAGCATTCCAGTCACTTACATTTGGTAGGTCGGTATACATAGGTTTTACATCATCTATTTTTTGAATGGTTCCATTAATAAAATTAGTGACTTCCTCTTTAGTTACTTTCCAATTAGGAATTGCATTTTTATGTTCCTCTGACCAAGCAGTTCCGTCACTATATGTATCTGCTTGTTTATCAGTACCATTCCAATAATATTGAGTTTTATCTTTTATAGCATTGTTGTATTCTTCATCAGTAGCTGTTACAAAATTAACCCAACTCATTTTATTCTGGATGTAGTTTTTTTCTATGTCGTTGTCAGCTAAGTAACAAATATTTGCTCCAACGTGAGTTCCGTTAAATCCTAAATATTTTGCCATCGTTTAATTCCTTAGTTGTTTTCGTAAACCATTATAAAACCAGGATTACCAGCTCCACCATCAGCACTACCTCCTCCTGACTTAGTAAACACAATAGTTTTGCCTGTAGCGAGGTTATTTGCTAAATCAAAACTTGCTCCAGGTGCACTACCTGTGGCACCAGTGTTTCCTGGGTTGGTTGCTTGAGAAGCATTATTTCCATTTGCTCCTGCATTCACTGTTCCTACGTTTGTAATTGACGTTGCTCCAGCTGCTCCTCCTACTGAATAAGGTGCACTGAAAGGAGCGGATATGGTTGCATTATATACTCCATAACCACTTGCTCCACCTGCTCCTCCTGGTTTTCCATCTCCAGGAAAACCGTTTCCACCATTACCAGATCCTGACATCATGAAAGCTGTAATTTCAGTTGTTCCTGGATTTGCTGTATAAGTTCCTGAACTTGGTCCACCTCTGATTAATCCAACACCAGCTGCTCCGCCACCTGCAACTCCTGAAGCCGCTGCAGTAATTCTACCTTGTGCGTCTACTGTAATGTTTGCAGTTGTGTAAGCACCTGGAGTAACAGCAGTGTCTGCAAGTTTGTCTGCTGTAACTGCATCATCTGCAATTTTTGCAGTTGTAACTTGATTAGCTGAAATTTTAGCTTCAGTAATTGCATTGGCTGCTACTTGAGTAGTACTTACTTCATTAGCATCAATAGCACCGTTATCAATTACTGTATTTCCATTTGAAATAATACCCATGAACTCTCCTTAAATTTTTTCTAATTTTAATCTAAATTTTTCATTAGATCTATTATTGATTAAGTATATATCTTTCGAACCTTCCTGTAAAGTCCAGCTCCCCTTAGATCCATCTACTATATTACCTTCTTTTTTATGTTCATTATTTAAATGTAAATCCCCCGTATATATGTTTCTCCATACGTTTCCAGAAGCCCCTAAATCATAAGTATCATTGGCACCTGGTTCAATATTACCTGAAGCGATAATAGAACCTGTAGCTATATTGTTTAAAACGTCAACAATATTAGTTCCATCGCTAAAAACAATTTTTACGCCTTTATCTGTTGCTGAAAACGTAACGCCTGTTCCGCTAACTGTTTTAAACTCAACCGTAAAAGCTCCTGTAGTACTATTTAAAATTATATATGTTTTTTCAATTGAATCAGGAATAGTTACTGTTTGATTTCCTGTAATAGTTCCTGTGAATTTTATTACAGCATTTCTTGCATTAGATAGAGCTGCATCTGACATAGCTAAGGGAGTAGTCTGCACACCGCCTGCAATAGATACTTCTTGGTATCCCGCAATCGCTTGTTGGATTAAATTTAAATTGGTATTAGTTTTATCACCCCAAGTCCCAGCGTTTTCCCCTGTGACCATTAATTCTAAACCTAATTCTGAATAAGTCGATGCCATTTTTTTATTATATCTTCTCTAAGCCGCTAGATCAACAGGTGTCCATACAACATCGGTTCCTGTATCTACTTCAGCCCATGCAGTAATTCTAGGCTGTCCAATAACTGCAGTCAAGTTTATTCCTGTGATATTTACATTAGCATTACCTTGTACGGTTACTGAACCAGTATTTGCTGTTATCTCTATCCCTGTCACAGAATAAGTGCTTATTGGGACAATATTTCCTAAATTTCCTTGTAAAGATATTCCTGTTGGAACAACATTCGCATTTGCTTGAATAGTTTCATTTCCAATAAATGTAGTTAAAGAACTACCTGTAACAACTACATCCACATCAGTAAATGCAAAAGGATTACCTAACGAAGCAGTTAATTGAATACCTGTAACATCAATATCAGCAGTACCTATAATAACGGATCCTACATCAACACTTGCATTAATACCTATTCCAGTCACCATTGCATCTGGAGAAGGATCTACTATTCCAATTTGTGTATTTAAAGACTGACCAGTAATTTGTGCAATCGTGTTAGG